CTGGCTCCAAACGAGCTACACGGGTGGTATTCAGGCGGTGATGCGGACGGCGAACGCTGTAACGGGGTACAATACGACGGGCATTCTTCTGAACCGCAACGCGAACAGCGGCGCAGACCCCGGCGGGTTGCAGATTTCCTGCAACGACCAGTCGAAGTATCTGGTGGGCGGCACTCCGAACGGCGTCAATACCGGCATTTGCGACGGGAATATCCACCACCTGGCCGTAACGATTTGGCCGCCGGCGAACGCAATGCAAATGTATCTGGACGGTCGGGCGATTCAGACCAACATGACCTTGCAACAATCGCCGACGAGTTACATCAACTTTCCGATTGCCATGTTTCTCGGAGCGGCGAATCACTCTGGAACGCCTAGTTTCTACTTCAACGGCCGGATTGGCCTAGCGCGGGTTTGGAATCGCGTGCTGTCGTTGGCGGAGATTCGCGGGCTGTATGCCGACCCGCTCGGCATGTTCCGCGAACGGCGGCGCGTCTATGGAGGATTCACGGGACGAAGACGACGGCTCTTGATTTGCGGAGAGGCGGCATGATCACGAAGCAGAATACAGCGCGAACCATCGCCTTCGGTCCCGTGCTCGACGTGGCCGGGCTGCCTTACACCGGGGCTATTGCCTACACCGACGCAAAAATCTACAAGAACGGCGTGGAGACCGCCTTGGATTTGTCGGCTACGTTCACGCACAAGAATCAAGGCATGTACGCCCTGGCGTTGACGGCCAACGACCTCGACACGTTGGGCAGCGCAGAGATAGCCCTGAACCTCTCGGGCTACGCCGCTGCGCCTGTGCGGCTCGACGTGGTGCCGGCGAACGTCTACGATTCTTTGGTCGCCGGGACGGACGCCCTCGATGTTTCGCTCATTCAGTGGCTCGGCACGGCCCCGCTGGCATTGGCGAGCCAGCAGGTGCAGGCGGTGGTGCCTGCAACGCAGCAGGTGGATGTTGCAACGATCAAGGCAGTGGACGCCGACACATGGAAAACGAATCTGCTGGCCGCGTTGGAGGCCGACCTCATCGACGACGAGACGCACGAGGCTGTTCTTGCGGCGATAGTGGCAAAACTGGAGGCCAGCTTCCCCGACCTCGACACGCTCACGCTCTCGGCTATCGCTTCGCAGGTGCGGACGGAACTGGCGACGGAACTGGCGCGCATCGACGTTGCGATTTCGACGCGGCACGCGGCGGGGGCGGCCGTGGCGAAGTCGCCGGCCACGCTGGATTGGGCAAACGACGTATCCAACAAACCGACCATCGGCACGAGCACGCTCGACGCGGCGGGCGTGCGGGCGGCCGTGGGCCTGGCCGATGCCAATCTGGACGAGCAGATTGCAGCGTTGCCAACCACCAGCTCGATAGCATCTGCCGTGTGGGGCTACGCCACGCGAACGCTGACGAGCCTCTCGTCGTTGGTCGCATCCATCGCTACAGCGGTCTGGTCGGCGCCCGGCCGGGCGCTATCCTCGACAAGCGGCGCGAACGCGCCGTCCGCCAGCACCAGCGACGCCGACATCTACGTTACTGCCTTCAAGGGCGGCACCGCCCGTCTCTGCGCCCGCGTCTACCTCGACGGTGCGGACATCCAACGTGCCGATGTATCGTCGATAGCCTATTCGATCTATCTGCTCGACGACCAAGACCCGGACAGCCGAACGGCGGTAACGGGCCACAGCGCCGTCTCGCTGACCATCAACGACGTGATCTTCGACGAATTGCAAACAGACGCGCAGGCGAGCGACTACAACTTCCGACATACGCCGCCGATCAGCACGAATCCGGCCTTCGCCATCGCGGGCCGGAACTATCTCGTCGAGTACACGATCACGCCGACCAGCGGCGAGAAAGTCCTAGTCCGTTTTCGCGTGGAGGTTCTCTGAGATGACCGACGCCGAACGAATCGCAGCGATCAAGACACAGACGTTGGCGCTCATTGCCGACCTGACGGAGAATCCGAAGCCATCCTACAGCATCGACGGGCAAACCGTATCCTGGGGGGAATACCTGGCGCAGCTTCAACGAACCGTCGAATGGTGCAACGACCAGTTGGCGGCGGAATCGCCCTTTGAGATTTCGAGTCAAGGATATACGCCATGACGCTCGCGCTCAATCCATCGGCGGACTTCGCCGCCGTGGTGGACGGCCTGGCGACGATTACGCTGCACCGCCGCGGCGGCGACAGCGAGAACATCGCCCAGGCGCTGCGGCGCGAGATCACAACGCGCGAAGCTGCGGCAAGCAATGGAAAATACACAGCTAGCGATGTCCGATTTCATTTCGCAGTCTCGGCCGTCGAGGCTACGCCGAAAATCGGCGACGTGATCGAAGATGCCGACGGCGAGCGATACACGATCCTGGACGTTCAACTCGCAACGCTGGCGAAGCGGTACAGATGCACTACGCGAAACCTCGCGGTGGTGCACGGGCTGGATTCTACGGTGGCCATCGAGCGGGCGACATACGCGAAGGGGGCGCAGGGGGCCATCGAGCGGACATGGACGGTCTGGAAGCGTGTGCGGGCGCGCGTGCAGCCGGTCGAGTCTACCGTCGGCGTCGCCGACGGTGCGATGCAAACCGCCGCGCGATGGAAGGTATTCATTGCGGAAGACCTCGACCTGGATCAGCGGTGCCGCGTCAAGACGAACGATGGAACGACCTACAACATTCTCGGCTGGTCGCGGGCGGAGGATGTGGGAGGTCTCCTGGAAATGGAGGTCAGCTAATGGCAGTGCAGCTTAAATGGAACGGCGAGCAGTTCAAGCGAATCATACGGGGTCAATTGGAAGCTGGCCTCGATGCCGCGTATCTCGAACTGCTGCGCATCGCCAAGCACATGGCGAGCGTGCCCAATCGCGGCGTTCAGGTTACTGTAAGCCGGCCGCGGGCTGGCGGCAATGCGACGAGTCGAACGATCTACCCGTATCCGTCGTACCCTGGCGAGCCGCCGCGCGCCCGCACGGGCTTCGGGCGGAGCAACATCGTCGGCGGGCGCAACGGTCTCATAGTGCGAGTCGGCTACACGCGCGCCGCGCGCTACATGACGTTCCATGAACTCGGCATTCGCTATACAAAGGCCGGCTTCCAGCAGCGCCCGCTGCTGGTGCCGGCGGTCGAGAACAATGTGCAGCGATTGCGAGGCATCTTCGAGCGAGCGGCGAGGGCGAAACGATGAATCTGGCAAAACTGATCCACGAGCGATGGGCGACAGACGCGGCGCTTTCGGCGCTTTTGCCGGTCTCGTCCGTCTCGACGGGCATCTATTTCGCAGCTGATCCGACGGTGCCCTACGCGACCATCACGCGGCCGGGCGATTTCGTCGTTGGCCGCAGCAGCGACGGCGTGCGCATCGAATCCGTTCCGGTGCGCATCACGATCTACCATGACCTCGATCATTACGACGAGGGCGAGGCGATAGCCGATGCGGTCAAGGCGGCGTTCGACGGCTCGGCGTTCGACCTGGCGACGGAGCAGCGCGTCGTCGCCATGCGCCTCGTGCGTTACCAGCCGCTGCAAGACGATGACGGCGATTGGTATTTCATTCTGGACTTCGAGTGTACGGTGAGCGTATGAGCCATAAAGCGCAGGTACGAGCCTATATCGGCTGGAATTGGGACGAAGGCGCTGTGGATAACGGCTATCTCGAGTACAACCAATACCACCTCGACGGCAACGACCAGGATGAGGCCGACGCGAGCTGGCACAAGGAACACGTTGCTCTTCTCGACGGTGCTACGGAGACGCTCGACCTGTCGGCGTTGACGCGCACGGTCTTGGGCAAGACGCTGACGACGACGTTCCTTACCGTCAAGGCCATTCTCATCGTGAACGAATCGACTAGCGGAGGAGAATTGCTCGTCGGCGGCGCGGAGTCGGACGAATGGAGCTATCCCTTCGGTGCGGACGGCGACAAGGTTTCCGTGCCGCTCGATTCGCCGCTCTTGCTGGCGAATCGTCAATGGGGCTGGGCCGTCAACGACACACACAAGAATTTGAAATTGGAGGCATCGGGCGGGGATGTAACCTACTCGATTGCGATTATCGGAACGATCACCACCTCGGCGACGGGAAGTTCCGGGGTGTAAACCTTTTTTAACGAAAGGATTTCAACATGGCGAAACACACAGGTAAGGATGGCGTTGTGCAATACAGCTCCTCTGCCATTCCGGTATCGGCGTTCACCGTCGAGGAGGACGGCAACATTGCTGCTTACGTCGATTCGACGACGAACGGCTGGGAGGATAACGAGGTCGGCGCGAAGCGCTGGAGCGGCACACTGACGCTCACGGAACCGCCGTCGTTCAAATTCGGCGATACAGCGAGCGTATCCCTATACACCGGCGCAGAGACGTTGAGCGGCTCGATCCGCATCGGGAAAATCAGCCGGAACGTCGCGCTGGAGGGCGGCGAGATTTTGTCCTACACTGTCGAGTTCCGCGGGCGCGGCGCGCTCACGATTGCAACCGGGAGCGCGTGATGAATCTCCCTGAACTTGTTGCCCTGGAAGACACGGTGCGGATCGGCGGCGAGGAGTTTACCTTCTCGCCGCTGACGGCCCGCGACTATGCGGAGATCGAACGGCGCATTACGGCATCGCGCGGCGATCCGATCGCCGTGGCGAAGCGGCTGGCCGCCGACCTGCCGGCGGACGAGCGGCGCGCCATCCTGGAAAAGGCGTATGATGACGCCATGCGCGCGAGGCACGTTACCGCAGTCGAACTCGACGAGTTCATGGCGTCAGTCGATGGCCTGGTGTTTTGTTTCTGGCTCTCGGTGCGCAAGAAACACCCCGATGTAACCTTGGAGCGTGCGGGAGAATTGCTGGAAACGCTTGGCAACGAGGCATTGCGGGAATTGATGCAAAAAGCGAGCGGCTTGCCGTCGCCAAACCCTATGCCGCCGACTCAGGAGACGGCAGCATAACGAAACCATTGCCCCTTCCGTGGGAGTTGTGGTTTCGTCTCCTGAGTCGGCAATACGGGTGGACGTATGCGGAGATCAGCGACATGACGATTGCGCAGATTTATTCCGCACTATCCGATGATCCGTGTCCGGGCGAGATTCGCCGGATCGAGGAGAGCGAGGCTGCCGCGATTGACCGGGCCAGAATCGTGCAAAAACAGCGCTGGTTGGCGAGGCATCTATGAACGAATTTCCACTGGCAGAAGCATTCGTCCAGTTGCAGGTCAGCGGCGAGACCACGTTCAACACCGTCATGGATCGCGTGCGGGCGAATGTGAAGCGGCTCGGCGAGACGCTGGAACGGATGAGCGTCCATGCCAAGCGGCTTTTGCTCGTCGGAACCGGGGTCATGACCTGGGCGGTCAAGCAGATGGCAGACCAGGAGCAGGCGGAGCGGCGGCTGGAATCCGTTTTGCGCGCCACCGGCGAGGCAGCCGGCTGGTCGGCGGCGCAGCTCAACAAGATGGCGAGCGACCTTCAGCGCGTTACCGCTTTCGGCGATGACACGACGCTCGGGGCCATGCGCATGTTATTGGCCTTTCGTGCGATCAAGGGCGACGTGTTCCGGCGCGCTGTCGAGGCGTCGCAAGACCTGGCGACGCACATGGGGACGGACTTGGCCTCGGCAGCGCTTCAATTAGGCAAGGCGCTCGATGATCCGACGGTTGGCTTGACGTTGTTGCGGCGCAGCGGAATCACGTTCTCGGAATCGCAACAAAAAGTCATCAAGTCGCTTTGGGAGACGGGCCAACATGCGAAGGCGCAGGGCGTTATACTCGACGCGCTGGCGGTGAAGATGGGCGGGCTGGCGCGGGCGGACGCGCAGACGTTCGCGGGTTCGCTGAAGATGCTGAAGAACCAGGTTGGAGATTTGGCCGAGGAGATCGGCGGCGCGCTGTTTCCGGTACTCAAAAAACTGTCCGGTAAACTTATGGAAGTCGTGGAGTCGATGCGCGGTCTTTCGACTGCGCAGAAAGACAACATCGAAACGTGGAGTATTTTCGGCGTGTCGGCCTTGGGCGGCTTGGCGATTCTGCCGCGATTGATTTCGGGATTCGGCAAGTTGGCGACGGGCATCGGGGCGTTGGGAGGGGTTGGCGCCGGGCCGATGGGCGCGCTAATCATGGCCGTGACGGCGTTGGGCGCGGCGATGCTGACGGCGTACCTGCGCGGCGAGAAATTAGGCGACACGCTCGAGCGGCTGCTCGAACTGACGCGAGACCTGGACGCGATGCAAGCCGGAGAGGAGGCGACGAACAAGGCGAATCGAGAGTTTGAGGAGGGCATTAAATCCAAGACGCCGCGCGCGCTCGAGGCTATGCGAAACGAAGCGGAAGCGCAGCTGCTAATTGCGCGCGAAAGACAGGCTCAAGCGCAAGAAGGCGCATGGCAGCGACGGCGTGCGGCTGAATTGCAAGCTCTTTCGGATTACGCCGCCGCCAAGGACACGCTTGCTTATCGACTGAATGTGCGCGGCGCTGCGGTGCGCATCGACATGGAACATGCGCAGCGCATGGCCGAAATCGAAAAGGCGTCGCAGATTCCGTCGGTTTCACCAGAAATGCGCCAACTCCAATGGCGCATGAATGTTATCGACGCCGCCATGGGGCCGGCCGGCACACGCGCCGCCGCAGGTGCAGGCGTGGCGCTTTACGATTCAGTGAAACGCGGCATTTTGGATGCGTTCACCTCTGCGAAGCAGGCGGGGCAGGGCATCGGTCACATGTTCGGCGGGCGCGTTGGAGAGGCCTGGATGGAACGACTCATGCCCGGCGGCGCGGGCTATCTGGCTGGTCTGCTTGGTATCGGGCCGTGGGTTCGGAAATGGTTTGGTGGTTCAGCGAAAAAGGAAGCCGCCGAACCGAGTCGGCAGACCATCGGCACCGTCGGATTCGCGGAGTTCGCCAACCTGGTACAGTCCGTCGCCAATCCGAAGGCCGACGCGCTCCTGGCCGTTGCTAAAGACCAGAAAGGGGAATTAGCGAGAGTCAATCAACAGCTGGAAAAGCTGCCGAATCAACTGGCTGCGGTGCTGCCGCAGGCGGTGTGGGGCGATTAGCGTTTCGTCGCGATGACGAGCAACGCGCCGAAAATGCCGCCCGCCGCTAAGCCGAGTCCGCCATAAGGAAGGGTGGCATAGTTGAGCAAGCGACAGTGTTCGACCAAAAAGGCACAACGACCTTCGATCGTGAAATTGCCGATCAGAACACCGAGAATGCCGCCAGCGAGCATCCAAAAAATGACGCGAAGTTGAGCCGTGAACATTGGAAACCTCCAAATATACCCTACTCCGCCGTCCTCCGAAAAGTCAATAGGCCCCGAAACCAAAAATGTCTACCCCATTCAGTGAACTAAAGATCACCGAAAAGTACAGCACGAAAGGCATTTCTGCCGAGCGCCGGATTTTCTGCCTCTGGGAGGACCGCAAAAAAATCATCCGCGCGCTGCTCGGGCAGGGTCAGGAGTTCGGCGACCTGGGCCGCGCGCCCTACCCCGACGCCGACGGCGTCTATGCCGTCTCGATCAGCGCGGAGGCATTCCAGGACGTGCCCGACGGCGGCGAGTTCTCCGATATTCGCTCAGACATCGCCAATTACACCGGGCGCAAGTGTCTCTTGACGATTACCTACGAATCTCTGGCCAGCACCTACACGCCCTGGCCGGGCGCAAGTCCGATTGAGCCGCAATCGAATACGTTTCTCTCTTACGATTGCGACGTCGGAGGCGAGTATCTGCATGTGCCGACAAACGGCCTCCACTGGCAGACCGAACCCGCCGCGCCGGTCGATCCCGAGACGCCGCGCGCTGTGCGGGTGCCGATTACCACACACCGGCTCACATGGAATCACGTCGTTTCACCGCCGTGGGATGCGATGCGTGTGTTCGTCGGCTGTATCAATTCCATGACATGGCGTGGCTTCGCTGCGGAAACGCTCTTATTCGAGGGCGCGCAAGCCGCTACGGAATATGTCGTCGTCGTTAACGGTGACGAGGTTACTATCGACCACACGTGGCGGCTGACCTATATGTTCCTTGAAAAAAGCATCCCTGCTCCGAACGGTCAGGCCCCCTACGGCTGGAATCACACATGGCGATCGACCGGCTCGACGCATGGTTTCGATCGGCTTTTGACGAGCGATTCAAAGAGACTCTATCAGAGCGTGAACAGTTTCGACGCGCTATTTCAATACCCGACATGATTGAACCCGTCCAAAAAGGCGCTCCGTTTTCCGCGCGGCATCAGAACCGCTTGATAGACGCGGTGAACGAATGCACGAATAACGCGAAGCCGCCGCAGAGCTACGCGCGACTGGTGCTATTCACGCTGACCTCGCCGGTGGGCATGCCCGACCTGGCCGGCGCTGGAGTGCCGAACGACCGCGAGCCGACGCCCTACGCGACGGCACGCCGGGCGTGGTGCGCGAAGCAGTCCGAAGGCGACGCCTACCCGAGCTACGGCGACGATGCGAGCAGTGCGACCGAGACTATCTATTTTCCGACGAGTTACCGAAACGGCGACGGCTACGCGATCGGCCCGCCGTCGGCGGGCGTCGGCATGTCGGTCTGGTGCGTCTGGAACGCGCAGAGCGGGCGTTGGGAGGCGATTGTGGACGCGATGGGGCCGAAGTTCTACAACGCTGCGAGTACGGCGGCCCCTCCCTTTGCACTCATGGCTGTCATTGGGATACAGACGCTCGATAGCGGCGAGGTGGTGCCGATGGTGGATAAGCCTAGTACCACGTTTTACCGCCAATATCTCGTCAATGGTGCCGCCGAGGTAGCCTCCGAAACGGTCGGCATCTATCAGGATACAGAGATGGTCAGAGTCGCTTATGACTCTGGTACGCCTGCCGTTGGTGAAGGGTGGGGGCCGAAGGCGGCGCAATGGACTGCAACAAAGAATTACCCCGCAACCTGTCTTGTGGCGGGCATATATGACTCTGATGCGAAGATTATGTTAGCCCGTGTCTGTACGATAGACCGTATCATTGGAGAGTTAGCCGAGGCACTTGCACCCGGCGGCACGGCCACCGTGCATGTATGTGGTGGAACTGGGGGAAGCGAAACTGTTATCGCAAGCCTGACAGTAACGGCGCGCGATTGGCTGATGAAGTCCGGGGCTACGGCCATCGCCAGTGGCAAGAAGGTAATCGTCGAGTGGATCAACGGTATCGCCTATATTACCGAGGCGGAGTGTCCATGACGATACGACGGCATTATTCACAACTCGAAAGCGGTCTATTCGTCCCCGACTCGTCGCCCGGCGAGCGCCGACGGCGCGGGATCGGATCGCAACGGCATTTCATTCACACGCCTGGGGGCGGCTGCGGCGGTTGTCATTGCCAGGAAGCCGAAACCTGCGAAATATTTTCCGATGATTTTTCGACCGATGACCTCGAAGAAAACTGGACCCAAGTTTCGGGAAGCTGGTCCATCGGCTCCGGCATATTGACCACCGCGAGCAGCAATGCCATTCTGATCGGCAATGCCACGTTATCGGAGTTCGAGCCGCACGGCGTGGAATGCGACGTCAACATCGGAAATTACAACAGCGGCAAGAAGGCCCGCATCCTCTGGGATTATCAGGACGCCGACAACTACAACTACGCGGAGTTCTGGTACAATTCCTCCGATCTCTACTGCATCTACGTGAAAATCGTGCGGCGTGCGAGCGGATCGGAAACGACGATTGGAAGCCAATATCTGTTCACGGATTCGTATCCGACCGGCTCTTACGCCCTGGCGGCCGTCAAAATCTGCATCGAGAGCAACATGGTCGCGGCCTCGGCCAAGACGGCCGGCGGTCAGTGGTCCACATTGACAAAATGGTTTTCCGTGGCGACCAATACGGTCCGGTGCGGGGTCGGGACCGCTGGCACGGTCGGGGCATATTTCGACAACTACACACTCAAACGCCTCAATGCCAATGGCACGCTTTGCCTGGGTTGTTTTTCTTGCGCCTATTGTGCCGCCAGCACCCAGCCCAACGCCTACTTGATGACCATCGAGGGAGTGGTTTGCGCCCAGGGCTATCCCGACGCCAACGGATCGTTTTTACTGCGATGCGTTGGGGGGTGCAATTACAAGTTTTGCGAATGGGCCGCGACTGGAATCTGGCGCAGGGCAACGATGGGGCTTTACAACAGCCAGGTCAGCTTGTCTTATCGTTGCGATGACATAAGCTGGAACGGAAACGGGACGGACTTTTCTCCTTGGCCATCCTGTTTCACTAACGCAACCAGGGAAGGGTTTTGTCAGCCGCCGTATTGGAAGCATACGTTCGCGTCGTCTCCCTACGAATGCGATTTCGATGATCTGGAACTGGAGGAGTTTCACAATACGACCTGCCCAGAAATTACGCACTGCGATTACACCAACGCCACGGTTCACATTTCGGCCGCTTGAATGAAATGAGATGCCAATTCGTTTTGCGGGAATCTACCTGGGTCTGCGGTTGTTGCGGGACGCGAGTCCGCGCCGCCGGTCGAATCGCATCGAAGCCGCCGGTAGCATCGTGCCTTGTCGGATGCGTGGAAGGTGCGGCTTGGCGACCCGGCCCAGGCGACTATCTGCACGACGCCATCCGGCGTTGGGTTGGCGAGAGTCCTACCGCCGATTGCCAGTGTGGTTCGCGGATAGCCCAGATGAACGCTTGGGGGCCGGCCGGCTGTCGCGAGCACCTCGATGAGATCGTGGGTTGGTTGGTTGACGAGGCCGCCAAACGCGGCTGGTGGCGTTATGCCGTAACCGTGCCAGGCTCGCGGCTATTCCTATGCCGCCTGGTGCTTGGAGCGATCAAGAAGGCGGAATCGGACATGTCTACCAAAGCATCGACGGGCGCGGGCCAATCAGGCCCAACGATGATGGGAATAGGACGAAAGCCATGACACTGCGTCGCGGTCAGATCGTTGCCGTTGAGTTTCTCGACCACGTGGCGAACGCCTCGCGGCCGCTCAAGTTCGTCGTCTACGGCCGCCTCGCCGGCATTACGCGCACGGCCCTATCCGTCGATTCCTGGACTTACGCGGATCGACGTCTGCCCGCCGACTCGAACGTTGAACGACGCACCATCGTGCGCGCGGCAATCACGAAAATCTGGATTTTGCGAAAAGCCAAGGAGGGCACGCATGACCATTCACAATCTCGTCGTCATTTCTGACCTGCACATCGGCTGCCAGCTTGGTCTCTGCCATCCCGATGGGCATCCGCTCGACGAAGGCGGGCGGTATCTGCCCAACAAATTGCAGCGGACGGTTTGGGAATGGTGGGAAGAATTCTGGAACGAGGTGGTGCCGGACTTTTGCCGCGGCGAGCCGTATGGCATCGTGCTAAACGGCGACGCGCTCGATGGACGCCACCACAACGCGACGCATCAGTGGACGCACAATCTGACCGACCAGGCCAAGGCGGCGGAGATGATCTTGCGTCCCATCGTTGAACGCGCGCAGGGCGGCTACTATCACATTCGCGGCACCGAGGCGCACGGCGGGCCTAGCGGCGCGCAGGAGGAAGCGCTGGCCGCGGCGCTGGGGGCGATTCCGAACGACGCCGGCCAGCACGCCCGATACGAACTCTGGATTCGCGTCGGGCGTGGCCTGGCCCATATCGCCCATCACATCGGCACGTCCGGATCGATGCACTACGAATCGACGGCCCCCATGCGCGAACTGACCGAGGCGTATGTCGAGGCGGGCCGCTGGAACAACGAGCCACCGGACTGGGTTGTCCGCTCGCATCGACATCGGAATTGCGAAGTGCGGGTGCAGACCCATAAGGGCTTCGCGACGGTGTGCATTACGCCCGCCTGGCAGCTCAAGACGCCGTTCGCCTATCGGATTGCGGGCGCACGGCAGGCCCTTCCGCAGATCGGCGGAACGGTGTTGCGCAGCGGGGATGAAGACCTGTACACTCGCCACAAAGTTTGGAACTTGAGCCGCGATAGGGAAGAAACGTTATGTCTGAAATCAGTTTCGCAGAATGGGTCGAAGTCGTTGCGAGCAAAGAGCCGCCGCCGCGCCCGCCCGACGCGCTGACCATCAGCGAATGGGCGAGGAAGCTCAATGTGAAGTGGGACACGGCCAAGCGGAGGATTATGCGCGCCGTCGAGGCTGGCGAGGTGGTGATGGAGCGGCATTTCATTCGTCTGAGCAACGGCGCGATTTGCGAACACACCTGTTATAGGCCGCGACCTACTGCGAAAAAACGATGCAAGTGATTTACCTTTCCGGGCCGATCACACTCGGCGACCGCGAGGCGAACTTTCGGCAGGCCGCCGACGCGCAGAAACGACTCATGGCGGCCGGCTTTGCCGTGATCAATCCGATGCTCTCGATGCGACTTCCCGGCGCGTGGGCGATTCCGCACGAGGCATGGATCGCCAACGACCTGCCGATCATCGAGCGCTGCGACGCCGTATTGCGGTTGCCTGGAATTTCGGTCGGCGCAGACCTAGAAACTGCATTCGCGCTGGAGAACAACATTCCGGTTTTTGATTCGATTGAGGAACTGTTGGTGATGGTGAACGCATGAACATCCTCGAAGAAGCTGCCCTGCTGACGGCCGGCGACCGGCAACGCGACTACGATCATCCGCTGCCGAACCACGCGCGGATCGCGCGACTCTGGAACGCATACCTGGCGTCTCGGCGTGATCCGCACGGTGCGATTAGCCCGGAGGACGTCGCGACGATGATGATCCTGTTGAAGATCGCTCGACAAGTGTACACCCCAAAGCGCGACAATCTCGTCGATATTTGCGGCTATGCGCGCTGTCTGGAAATGATGATCGAGGCGGTCTCCAGGGCGTAACCCCCCCATAAGCCCTACTCTCGGCATCGTTTCTGCCGTGCGCCGCCGCAGCTAAAATATACCCCCCCAGGGAAGCATTTTGGGAAAAATTCAATTTTTGTGTATTGACTAAAAAATACAAGACGATAAAATACAGGCAGAACAATCAAACGCGGCCTTGGCAGGCCGCAGGAGGAAAAAATGAACTGCGAGCAATTTATCGAAGTCGCAAGGGCGGCGGCGTGGAGCCGCAATCGGACGCGCAGCGAGCTCTACAAGCTCAATCAGCCAGAGCTTTGGGCGCGTCGAGACGAGGTTCTCGCCTCTCTGGGATTCGCCACAACGGCCGAAACGGCGGCGGCGAAGCAGGCCGCGCAAAAAGAGGCCGCGTTGCGGCGGTCCGCGATCGAGGACCAAGAGGCGGCGAAGCGGGCCGAGGCGGCGAAAACCGCACGGCTCCGCGAACAGGCCGAGCGCGAGCAGCGCGAGGCGGCCGAGGCGGAACTCGCCGCCTATCGCGAGGCCGAGCGGCGCGAACTCGCCGACGTGGAGCCGCACTGGCCCACCTACCGCCAGGTGCTTCACCTGGCGGGGCAGTGCCGCGAACTAGCCGACGCGAAGCGATATCGCGATTGGAACGACGTTGCATATTTGCAAGTCGCGCCGCAGCAACTTGGCGAGATCGTCGAATTGGTCAATCTCGACGATCGATCCGTCGCGGCCGACGTTTTGAGAAAAACCCGCGGCGCGATGAGCGAGTCCCAGGCCAAGCTCGTAGCCCTGGTATTGGCGAAACTGGCGGCGAAAAACGGCATGACGGGCGGCGCGCCGCTCTCGCCGAACACGGCCCATCGCCAGGAGGCCGCCGCCGAGGAGATTGAAGAGATCGTCGTCGCTCTGCCGCGCGAGAGCGTGCAGCGGGCCGCCGCGCGGTTCACGGCGACAAAAAAAACCGGCAAGCCGTATCTGGCAAAACTCGGGGCCGGATTTTCACGCGAATTCGCAAAACGCCAAAAGTTCACGAATACCACGTACTCGTTCGACGCCGAGGATTTGCGGATCGGAGACGTTCTAGAATTTCGCGGGTATACGTGGTCGCGGGACGAAAACGCCTACGAAGGCGGTGTCGAGTATGCTGTGATCGGGGCCGGCGCGATCTATTTCGTTTCGCGCCGCGCTGCTGCTGCCGTGATCGACGGAGCGAACGTGCTAGTAGTCGATCGGTTTACGCCGGTTCTGCGACTGACGCCCGACGCCGACGTGCCTGTCGAATTGCCAAACAGGGAAGGTTGTGACTTCCAAGCCTGGCTGACGGATAAATCCGGCGACCCGATCGACGTCCATTGGCCAGCCGAGGAAGACGAATAGCGGCCTTACATCACGGTTAAAGGCGGCCGAGTGCGCACCTACGGCCAGAGCGCCCCGACCATCACAGTCACCGTCGGCGATGTATGGACATGCGACGCGAGCGCGCCGACCATCACGGCTAACGGCGGCGAAGTACGGACCTACGGCCAGAGTGCGCCAATCATAACGGTCAACTTTAGCGCAGTACGCGTCTACGACCAGAGCGCGCCGAACATCACGGTCAACGGCGGCGAGGTCATTGATGAGCGTTGAGCGGCTCGATGCAGAAGAGTAACGGCTCTCCTTCGCCCGGCGGCGCGGGCCTAGCCAGCCCGCCCGCGAGAGCGGCCAAGCCGCCGGGCGAGATTTTTGGAATCGGAATTGAAACACGCTATGACGCCGAAAAAAACGGTGACGATAGCCCGCGAAATCATCGCGGAGCAAACCGGGATTCAGGGCCGCGCGCCGGGCCGATGCGCGATTTGGGTCTTTCCGCCGCGCGATTTTGCCGCGTGGCGAAAACTGGTCGGCCCGCGGAATGCCGATAAGACCTACAGCGATTACATGGCGCGCATTGCCGCCGTGCAGGCGGACATCGAGCGGCAGGGCGGCGCGGTAGTGCGCGTGCCCTGCACAGTCGCGCGGATGAAGCGCGAGCTGCGGCGGCGCGGCCTCAAAAACGCCCCCGGCGAGCGTGCCGCCATTATCGCTTCCCTGGCCTCTCCGCTGGCCGCGAACATTCGCGCGCAACGAAAACGACTCGGCATCCAGCAGGGTGAACTTGCTCGGGCCGCAGGCGTGAGTCAGACGACAATGAGCCTCATCGAATCGGGCCGCGAGCGGCCGTCGCTTGACCTGCTCGAACGCCTGGCCAAGGCTCTCGGTACGACGCCGGGCCGGCTGCTCGATGATTCTGGGGCTTGACGTGGGCTGCGACCGCTTGCAGTCAACGCCGAAAAACGTTAGGCTTAGGGGCGGCGATGGTAGCGAGGGGCCATCGCCGCCTCAAAACGCATGGACGCACTGCCCTCGATCTACGTCTACGGCCTGCCGCTCCGCGTCGGCGGTGCAAATACGGAACTCTGGCACACGCTCCGTCTGTGGCGGAGCATCGGCCTGGCCGTCTCGATCCTGCCACGCCCAACGCGCGACGCCGATGCCGAAGCCCGCATCGAATCCATTGGTTGCCGGCTCGTCGAATCCATCCCCGACGGCGCAATCGTCATCGGCTTCTGCAACTCGGCGCTCCGCGCCGACGCCACAGCGCTCCGCGCACGAGGCTGCCGCCTAGTCTGCGTGCCTTGCATGTGTTTCCTTTGGCCAGATGAGCGGAACACCCTGCTCGCCGATGTCTATGTCTTTCAGTCGAAATTCCAGCGCGACGCCCTGATGATGCGTTACCGCGTTCTCGGCCTCGCCGAGCATCACGCTCCGATCATTCGCGGGGCATTCTGCATGGATGATTTTCTCTGCGCGCCGCGGCCACACACCGCAGGAAAACCATTCATCATCGGCCGGCTCTCGCGCGCAGCGCGCGACAAATACCCGCACGATCTCTGGCGGCAGTACGAGGCAATCCCGTACCGGCCGCTCCGCGCCCGCGTGATGGGCTGGTCGGCCGAGATCGAGGCGCATTGCGGCCCGCCGCCGGACTGGGCCGAGGTGCTGCCGCCAAACGCCGAAACACCGAACCAATTCCTTGCCTCGTTGCATTGCCTCGCCCCCGGATGCGGCTCGACGCCCGAGAATTGGCCGCGCGTCGGCCTAGAGGCAATGGCCGCCGGCGTCCCCGTCGTCGCCGAACGGCTCGGCGGCTGGATCGAAATGCAGCCCGCCGCGCTCGTGCGCACGCCGCGCGAGCAAGCATACCGCATTGCACATTTCGCCTACAATCCCGACGCGCGACTCCGGGCGGCGATGGAACAGCGCCGCCTCGTCGCGCAGCACGCCGATCCGGCCCGCATCGCCGATCAATGGCTCGCACTTTTTCGGAGTCTCGCATGACCCTTGCCATCTGTGCCATCGTCCGCGACGAAGCGCCCTACATCGCCGAATGGGTGGCGTTTCACCGGCTCATCGGCATCTCGCGATTCTTCATCTATGACGACCGCAGCGAGGATGAAACGCTTTCGATTCTTTCGCGCATGAACCGCGGCGACGTGCTGACGATCCGTCCGAACGGCGACATCACCGCATGTCAAGAAGAACGGCCGAAACTGGTCTTCGCCAATCTCCGCGACGAGGGGCTCGACGAAGCGAAGACCCGCGAGATTTTGCGCAGCATCAAGGCGCGCGAGTGCCAGCCGTGCGGCTGCTGCACCTGGGCATTCACACACGGAGCAAGGTGCCTGACATGAACGACATTCGAGACCGCGCCGAGTTCGGCGCGCTGTTGAATCTGTATCAGTTAACCGGCGAGGCCGTCGAGGTCGGCGTCTATCGCGGCGAGTTCTCCGAAATGCTCTTGCGCGCCTGGCGCGGCCGCTGCCTGCACCTGGTCGATCCCTGGGCGACGCTCGACGGTTACACCGATCCGATCAACGCGACCGACCGGGACGCGGATTATGCCGCGACGATGGAACAGCTCGCGCCTTATTCCGGACGATTCCAAGTCCATGTCATGGTCTCAGAGGCCGCCGCGCCGCGGTTCGCTGCGGAATCGCTCGATTTCATCTACATCGACGCCGACCACGAAGAGGAAGCCGTGCGCCGAGACCTCGAACTATGGTATCCAAAACTGCGCATCGGAGGCATCTTCGCCGGACATGATTATTACTCGACTGTTGCCTGGCCCGGCGTTCAACGGGCCGTGAACCAGTTCGCTCGGCTCGTCGGAGTCGATTTCTCGACGACCTGGGAACCGGGCGGTTCCTGGTGGTGGAGGAAACCCGCATGACGATTTACCCCGCGATTCTGACCGCTCCGCGGCCGCAATCGACATTACTGCAAACCATCGGCGCGATGAAGCGAGCAGGCTGGCCGCTCGTGCGTGTGTTCGACGGGACGCCGCCCGTCGGCCCGACGAATCCGAAAGGATGCACGGGCGGCAATATCCGGCTCATGGAAGCCGTGCTCGACGAACGACCCGACGCCGAAGCGCTGATGATCGTCGAGGATGACGTGCTATTCAGCACAGGCGTCCGAGAATACCTGGAACGAACCGCGTGGCCTGCGCCGCCCGAACGCATCGCTCTGATCTCGCCATACTGCCCCATTGCCTATAGCAATCACAACAAACCTTACGGGGTCAATGGGCGTTGGCACCGCGAGATTCGCGGCCTGTACCTGGCCGGCTCGCAATGCTGGATTTATCCCATGCAACAATTGCCCGGCATTATCGAGGCAATCAAGAAGAGCGAGTACGGCGTCGATCGCGCCGTCGGAACTTATGCCGAGCAAGCCGGCCTCGAAGTTTGGTATCACACTCCGAGCCTTTGCCAGCATATCGGTCTCGGCGGCAACTCCGCAGTCGGCTACGTCGATTGCGGCGAGATTTACCGTTCCGACACCTGGCCCGGCGAGTTCTTTGATGCAAGGGATTTTCTGTGAGGTCGCCGCGCACACGCGCGCCTATCTGGAACAACGACCATGACGAAGATCGCCGCTGTATGCTGCACATACAAACGGCCGAAACAACTCGGCCAGATGATCCGCTGCTTCGAGCGGCAGGATTACGACGACCGCGAGCTGGTCATTCTCGACGACGCCGGACAATACGCGCCCGCCTGCGGCGACCGCTGGCGGTTGGTTTCTACACCACACCGCTTCGCTTGTCTGGGCGATAAGCGGAACGCCGCCGCGAGGCTCATTTCCCACGATGCAAAGTACATTGCTGTGTGGGACGATGATGACCTATACCTTTCCTGGGCTTTATCGGCGACGGTCGCAGCGCTCGAACGGGCACCGCTCTCGCGACCAAGCATCGTGCTGCACCCCGACGCGCAGGGGCGGCTTCATCAACATGAAACCGGCGGACTGTTTCATTCCGGCTGGGGCTATCGCCCCAAAACGCTCTGGATCGTCGGCGGCTATCCTGCGCAAAACAACGGCGAGGATCAATCTCTTTTGACGCGCTTTGTAGAATATCGCGTCGCCACTTGCGATCCGATCGCGCTGGGCTTCAAACCATTCCTCATCTACCCTTGGGAGACGACCGAACGGCCGCATCTCTCCGGCGCCGGCCCTCGCGGGTATCAGAATTTCGGCATGTTCATCGCCGAAAAAACGGACATCCGCGATTGGATCGTCGATCCACCGTTCGACCTGACGAATCCATGCATCGTGCCCGGCGTCAAGCCGCGCAAATTCTAATCATGCGAACTATTCGACTCATCCGCGCAATCACGGCCCCGACGGGGCGAGGCCCAGGGAACGGCATGTACGCGCTCCAGCGCGCCCTAGCCGCCGAGCGAGTGGACTGGCTGAAGATCGGCGGCACGCTCCAGCGCGACGAAATCGCATGGATATGGTGCTGGGAGGATCGGCCGCTCGCCATCCGCTGCGAGATCGAGCGGAGGCCGTTCATCCTCGGCCCCTGCGTGTTCTTCGGACGTGCTGAAGCGCCTGGTGCTTCGCACGGCGAAACGTTTTTGCTCAACGCCGCGCATTGCCGGCTGCTATTCACGGAATCGAAATGGTATGCCGATCTCATCGACTCGAACCGCGGCGAACGGCTCACCGCGCCCATCGACCTCTGGCCGTTTTGCATCGACCCGACCCCCGACGGCCCGCTGCCGGTCGAGCATGAACTACTCATCTACGCGAAGAGCGGCTGCCTGGAACCGCAGGGCGGCGAGGCATCGGTCGTCGATCAGCTCCGCGACGCCTACCCGCAGGCCGCCGTCATTCGATATGGTTCCTATCGCCGCGATCGCATGATAGACACGGCCCGACGGTCGGCGGTCTGTGCCTATCTCTCAACGAGCGATCGAGGCCCGCTGGCCCTGGCCGAGATTCTGCTATGCGGTTGTCCGGCCGTCGGCGTGCCGACCGGCGCGCCTTGGCTCAATGGATTGAACGGCTACCAGGTCGTGGATTTTTCGATGGAATCTCTGATTCCGGCTATCGAACAGGCGCGCACGCTCGACCGTCATTATGTGCGCGACCTGGCCCTGCTGACATTTTCGCCGGCTTCCGTCGCCGAGCGCGTCATGGCTTCTCTGTCCGCCGTCGCCGCTGCCGTGTAGCGACGCCCTTCTTCGCGGCGATGAATCGGGCCAGCCTTCTGCCCGTCGAGCCTAGACGCTTGCGCAGCAAGGCGATTTCCGCGTCGCGCAGGATAATCTGGCGGGCCTGGGCATGGATTAGCTCGAATGCTTCGGATACGCCGCAATAGCGAAAAATTGATGTTGACTCGTCGAGGATATTCGCGGAAAATTGCAAGGCATCGGCGGCGGCGACGCTGCCGCCCACCCTCCTCGCTTACAACACCAATGCGCAAAATCCGAGCACAACCAACAACTTCAACACCTTAACGATCCTAACCTGCCAATCCGAGTTTCCATTTCACGCTGAACCAAGACACGAGTTCAGCCGGCCACAGGCCGAGATAGCAACGAAATGAGCAGCGCCAGCGAAATTAACGCTTTGCACACTCAAGCAATGGACGCCGCAGGCCGGGCGTTCCATGCTGACATTCATGGCGACTATGCTACGGCCGAAGCGCTCTTCCGCGAAGCCTTCGAGTTGGAACGACGAGCGGCGACGGCGCTGGTGGATACCCAGATCGAACCCACAAGGTCCGTCCTGCTGCGAAGCGCCGCGTCGCTGGCCTTGGACTGCCACGACACCCGAGAGGCGGAACGACTGATCGCTATTGGGCTGGCGGGCAATCCGCCTGCTCCAATCGCTGACGAACTGCGCGACCTGTTGGAAACAGTCTACTTCAGTTCCCGGGCTAGGTAGCGGTCAAAGTTGCCCTTAAACGTTTCCACGCCGGCATCGTGAAAGCCACTGTCGCGTCCGCCGTCGCCGCTTGTCAAGATTAGTCAATCATGTTAGAATAGAAAGGCATGATACCGATGTTACCTTACAAATTGTTGACGCTGGCTGAGGCTGCAACGATTCTCGGCGTAAGCCGCATTCGGATGCATCAATTTTGCCGCGAAGGCCGAATCGGCCACAAAATCGCCGGTCGCTGGCTGATAATCGAGGACGAACTACGGCTATTCCGCCAGATACCGCGCCCGCGCGGCAATCCGAACTTCGGAAAAAAAATGCGCCGAACTCCGCATTCTCAAAGGACTTAGAATAATTCGCAAAAAAAGAAAAAACTCCTCTTGACAATTCTTTACGCGAATACTATATTAGCTAACAATCACGTTGGCCGAATGCGTGAAGCAATCATTCGGCAGTAACAAAAAATGGACAGCATCTCTCCGGCCCGCAAAATAGGAGCAATCCGCACGAGCTGAACGCCTAGGTCTGGCCGCGACTAGACTCCGGCCCCCGTTCCTCGCGCATTACTGCTCATTCTGTCGGCCTGCCTGGTGCTGACCAGAGCGACACTAGGATCGCGCCACGGCCCTCATAGCAGGCGGCTTGCGCAAGCAATTCGTCCCTGCCAAAGGACTCCCGTGAGCCGTCTGCAATGACGGCCGTGGCGCGGCGCGGCGCGGGGGAGACCGCCGACATGAGACGGCGCGGCAACAACATGGATGCTAAACTTGGGGGTGTTATCTGCCCCGGAGTAGCGCATCATGTTCGGCACCATCGAGGACGCCCTGGCGGCCTACCTCAATTCGCATATCGACCTGTCGCCGCGGTACACAGCGGAACTCGAACGGACTATCAGGCAGTTCGCCGAGTGGCACAATACAATAATTCATCTCTCGCTGCGCTGGGACGACGTGGATTACGACGCCTGTACGCTGCTCATTCGCGCACCGAACCACAAACTCCGCCGCGACAAATTACTCTGGCTCCCAGCATCGGCGATGCGCCGAATCCGACGACTCCCCTCGCACCGGCGGCGGCTCGTATGGGACTGGCCCTACGGCCGCCGCTGGTTCTTCGTCATGGCGCGTCGCATCATCGAAAGAGCTGGCGTGCCGTGCCCAAAACGAGGGAACCATCTCTTTCATCGACTGAGACGGACATCCGGAACATTAGTCGAGGCAAACGGCGGCGATGGAGCGCGCCATCTCGGGAACAGCCGCTCGGTGTTCGAGCGGCATTACCTCGATGCACGGCTGCTATGCGGCCAGCAGGCGGCACGGCTGCCGGTTCCTGCGCTGCCGGCCGCGGTGGATCGCCGTTGATTCTATCCTCGGCGCGCGGGCCTGAATGCACGCGCGCCTCTCTGATCGATTTCTCAGGAGCGGCCGCCCGGTCTGTTCTCGGCGCGCGCCGAGGCCGGGCGGCTCCTTTTTTTGCGAGGTGGAAAAATGAACGATTACTTCGAATTCGCCAGTAGCATCGCGCGCGAACAGGCGCGAGCCATCAGCATGAAGGGGTTGGTGCGATCCGCCTACGAGCACGCCCTACGCGCGCAACGCGACTGGCAAAATCTGCCAGTCGCTCGGTCGCTGCTAGACTCCGTCGTCGAGAAGCTCGACGCCGCGATGGACATGATGCACCCTGTCGAGGAAAGCGAGGTCATGCCATGAGCCTCTATTCGCTCCCGCATTACGACGACTGGAAACTCGCATCGCCTTACGACTACCCCATTTACGACGAGAACGAGGACGACGATAGCGAGGACGAGGAAGACGAGGAAATCGACGAGGCCGACCCTGAGGATGATGACGCATGATCGCCGCCACCGCCCAGAAACAAGCTGCCTGCTCTGCACGGCTATCGGCTGACGGCCGCCGGATCATCCTCGGCCCAGGCCCAGCCGAATGGTCGGATTTATGCCAGTCCCTGCCGGCGGCCCGCTGGAACCAATACGACTGTCGCTGGACATGCGATTGCACGCCCGCCGCTGCGTGGCGCATTTGTTGCCGCGGCGAGGCGTGCCCGACGCCGGAACTAGCGAGAATCGCAGACGCCTTCGCCGAACAACTCCGCGCCTCGGGCCGGCCGCAGCACATCGTTTCCAAGACTCCAGCATGGCGACACCAGCGCGCTGCATACGAGCGAGCATATCCGCTCGACGCTGCGATGTTGGCAATGGCGATGGGAACGGGCAAGACCAAAGTAGCCGTTGATCTATGCGTCAATTGGCACTGTCAAACGATTCTCATTCTCTGTCCGCTTTCCGTCCGCGGCGTTTGGAAACGCGAGATCGACAGACACGCCGGCCGACCAATCGCCATCTGCCTGCCGACGCGCGGCTCGACGAAAACGAAAACAGAGGCCACCGCCGCCACGCTCCGAGCAGCGGTGATCACAAAGACGCCGACCGCCGTCATCATTAACTATGATACGGCGAAACTCGAACCATTCGCCTCCTGGTCGCTCGGACGAGAATGGGACTGCGTGATCCTCGACGAATCACATCGTGCGAAGGCCCACAATTCCCTCACGTCCAGATACTGCGCGAAGCTCGGCCGCGTCGCCAAACGCCGACTATGTCTATCGGGAACACCACTCGCCCAATCGCCGCTAGATGTGTTCGGGCAATTCCGATTCCTCGATCCGGGCCTATTCGGCACGAGCTGGCATCATTTCTCGAACAGATACGCAATCAAGGGGAATCCATACATCCCGCAGCAGATCACCGGTTACAAGAATCAATATGAACTGCAGGAGCGCATGGCGCTGATCACCTATCGCTGCCGGGCCGAAGACGTGCTCGACCTGCCCGAGGCAATGCACGAGGAGCGGACGTTCGAGCTGTCGCCCGCCGCTTGCAAAGCATACCGGCAGTTGGAGGAGGAACTGATCGCCGACCTGGGCGCCGGCGTCGTAACCGCGAGCAACGCACTGGTGCGCCTGCTCCGTCTACAGCAGTGCACCAGCGGATTCCTCTGCGAGGATGAAACGCAAAAAATCCATCGGCTCGACGGCGGCAAGGAACTGCTTCTAACCGACATCATCGAGGACGCAGGTGGTGAGCCGCTTGTAGTCTTCTGCCGCTTCCGGCCTGATCTCGATTCGGTGCGTCATGTCTGCGAATCGCTCGGCCTACGCTACGGCGAGCTGTCCGGCGCGGAAAAATCCGGCCTGACCGACCGCGGTGAAATGTCGCCGGAGATCGACGTCCTCGGCGCACAGATCCAATCCGGCGGTCTCGGCGTAGACCTGACACGCGCACGCATAGCCGTCTATTACTCGCTCGGATTCTCGCTCTGCGAATATGAACAGTCGCTCGCCAGGCTTCATCGGCCCGGCCAGACACGAAATGTGGTCTACTACCACCTGATCGCTGAAAACACAGTGGATCGGCGCGTCTATGCCGCCCTACGCGCCCGAAAAGATGTCATCGAGGCGGTACTGGAGGGAATGCAATGATCACAGACCCGGAAGCCGGATTGTCCGTCGAGGCCGTCGCGCGCGAACTCGACGAACTGGAAGCATTTTATCGCAATCGCCGCAAGCGGCTCCGCGCGCTTTTGGCCGTCTTGCGCGACGAGGCCGGGCTGACCGGCCAGCCGGAAAGCGAGGACGAAAATGGAAACTGACATGCTGGAATTTCCGCACGCCGACATTCAATCTTCGCCCGCGAACGGCGACCCCTTAGGGCGGTTCGCACAGCTCGAACACGAACGGCGCGAACTTGAAGATCGTCTCGACGCCGTCAAGAAAGAACAGGCCCAACTCCAAGAATACATCCTCGACGACTGGGCCAATCGAGGCCAGAAATCCGCGAACGTGGACGGACTCACGATCTACGTCGCGCAAGATTTTTATTGCACGAAACGCTCTGATGTTTCGACCGAACAACTCATCGAAACGCTCAGGCAGCACGGTCTCGAACGCGTGATCCAAGTGGGCTACAACGCCTCTTCCCTGAAGGCTTTCATCAAGGAACAAATCGCGGACGGCTCGGCTATCCCCGAGCCGCTCCAGCGGATGCTCCACTATGACACCATTCCGCGCCTTCGGGCGCGGCTGGCGTAGTTCGCTTCACATTTCCCATCCTTCGTACCAAAGGACTAAGATCATGAGTACAGAGCTGATGACACTGACGCCGGATCTCTATCCGGCGCTCGACCCATCGAACGAACGGGTCAAAACACTTCGTGAAAATCTGGCGGGCGAGGAGCTCGCCCTCGCCGATCTGAACCGAATCAGAGTCCCAGCCGGCGGCGGGCTGAAGTGGCAGATCGAAAACGCATCAGGCGTCGAGGTTCTCGACGCGCTCGAAGGCGTAATTCTTCACATCGCGAAGCGACGGGCCTACTGGTCGAATCCGAACCCGACCAATACGCCGCCCGATTGCGCATCGACAGATCTTCTGATAGGCATCGGCACACCAGGAGGGGCGTGCAAGGCATGTCCATTCTATCAATTCGGTAGCGGCAAAAACGGGCATGGAAAAGCCTGTAAGGAGACGCGCATCATTTTCGTTTTGCGACGGGGCCAGGTGCTGCCCGACGTGCTGGCCGTACCGCCAGCCTCGCTCAGAGCACTCAAGACCTATCTGCTTCGTTTATCACTGCCAAAGTACCACGTCATCACGCAGTTCACACTGGAAGGCGCGAAAAACGGCGACGGCATTGCTTACGCGCGCATCGCTTTCAAAGCAATTGGCTCGCTCGACCTAGCTAGCATCAAGGCTATCGGCGAGATGATTCGCCAGTATGACGCGACTTTTCGCGCCATCGACGTCAATTTCGCCGACATAGCGAACGACGAACCGGAAGAGGTCTAAGCCTATTCCATCGGCCCAGCGCACACGCCGGGGTCGCGTCCGGCGGGCCGATTTTCGAGAA